AGCAGTAGCATCAGATAACGGTGAAGATGGTCTTGTATCAAGTTCGGATTATTTAGGAGTATTTTATCCTTCAGGAAGAACTACATCTAACAATGGATCATCAATCGTTGTACCACCATCTCATATGATTTTGAGAACATTGGCAAATAATGATAATGTTGCGTTTCCATGGTTTGCACCAGCAGGTACAAGACGTGGTATCATCGACAATGCAACAGCAGTAGGATACATTAACTCAGCATCGGGAGAATTTGAAACAATCTCGTTGACAGAATCTGTTAGAGATTCAATGTTTACTGCAAAAATTAATCCAATTACATTCTTTTCAGGAACAGGAATAGTAAACTTTGGTAACTTAACTAAAACATCTAGTTCGTCTGCTTTAGATAGAATTAACGTTTCTAGATTAACAGTTTATCTAAGATCACAACTTGATAAACTTGCCAAACCTTTCATTTTTGAACCAAATGACGAATTGACTAGAAATGAGATTAAAGGATCGATCGAGTCTTTCTTATTAGAATTACTTGGACAAAGAGCACTATACGATTTCTTAGTAGTTTGTGACGAGACTAACAACACAGCAACTAGAATTGATAGAAATGAATTGTATGTGGATATTGCAATTGAACCAGTTAAATCGGTTGAATTTATTTACATACCTTTAAGAATCAAAAACACAGGGGAGATAGCAAACCTAGGTAACTAATCCTCGGTAAATAAAGGAGCAATATGGCAATTTCAACACTTTCAAAATTTACAGTACCATTAGCAAACGACCAGAGTTCGTCAACTCAAGGTTTGTTGATGCCGAAACTTCAATATAGATTTAGAGTAATTCTCGAAAACTTTGGAGTTTCTACACCTAGATCAGAAATTACTAAACAAGTAATGGATGTTACAAGACCAAATTTAACATTTGAAAACACAACACTTGATGTATATAACTCAAAAGTATACATTGCTGGTAAACACACTTGGGAACCGATCACTCTTACAATGAGAGATGACGTTAATAACTCAGTGTCTAAACTAGTAGGTGAACAAATTCAGAAACAATTTGATTTCTTTGAACAGGCTTCTGCCGCTTCAGGAATTGATTACAAATTCACAACTAGAATTGAAATGTTAGATGGTGGTAATGGAGCATCAACACCGGGTATATTAGAAACATTTGAGTTATATGGTTCATTTGTTGAATCAGTAAACTATAATAGTTTGGCTTATAATACTTCAGAACCGGCAACTATTACACTATCAATTAGATACGACAATGCAGTACAAACACCACAAGGTACTGGAATTGGAACAGCATTAACAAGAACTATCGGTACATTAACAACCGGTGGTGGAAGATAATAGTTAACAATTTTCGCAATTATAAAGTAAAGAAAGCGCCTTTAACGGCGCTTTTTTTATGACCATAAATATACAAGTATGCCTAGTATTAATAATTTTTTAGAAGGATTCTCAAATGGTCTTCCAGGAATGAAAGACTATCGCCACGCAACAAGATTATATCTTGATAATAACTTTAAATTAGCACCAAAACAAAAATTTTTATTTCATGTTGTTTTTGATATAGACAATACTACTGTCGGAGGCCGACAATTTTCACAGGATGAAAAGTTTGCTCTCAATATGCTAGTTAAGACCTGTGAATTGCCAAAATATGATATGAACCTAGAAGAAAAAATTCAATATAACAAAAAAGTTTATGTAGGTACTAGAATTGTTTACAGACCGGTCACTATAAATTTTCACGATGACAATGCCGATACTGTTAATGCTTTTTGGAAAAGATACTACGAGTATAACATAGCAGATTCTCAAACAATACCGGTTGCGGGACAATACACATATACCAAAGACGATTTTTACAACACAAACAGAGTGGCAACACAGTACGGCATGGATAATGCTCAGCAGAGAGGAAAACCTTTGTTGAGAAGCATACAAATTTTTGCCATGCATCAAAAAAGATTTACTTCATTTTTATTAGTAAATCCTGTTATAGGATCTTTCAGTCATGATGATCTAGACAATGCAGACGGTGGCGGAATAATGGCAAACTCTATGCAAGTGTTTTACGAAACTGTTTTGTATGGTGCAGGCACAGTTAAATCGCCGAACATGGCCACTGGGTTTGCTGATTTATATTACGACCTTGAGCCATCTCCTTTAAGTGTGTTGGGAGGAGGCACAACTTCTATATTCGGAGAAGGCGGAATAGTCGACGGAATTGGTGGGGTTCTTGATAGTGTTCAAAATGGCGACGTGTTAGGAGCCATTATAAAAGCAAATAACACATATCAAAATGCTAAAAAAATAAAAGCCAAGGACGCTGTCAAAGAAGAACTCAAAGGAATAGTAAAAGAAACTGTGCAGGACGTTGCAAAAACTGCCGGAACAATTAACAATCCGATCGGAAACTTCAGTGTAGGAACAGCGGCGGTGGCGGCTATCGGTACTGTTGCTTTGGCAAAAGGTAATACATCTACTACATCAAAAAATAGTGTTCAAACAGTTATTTCAAACCCTGTTATTGATACAACAAATTATCTGAGTTCAACGGAATCATTTAATCTATTACAAAACAACACGCAGGCACAGGATAAGGTTGCATCCTTTATCTATTATCAAAAAATAGGATCTGCTCAAAATTTAACAATTGCTCAGAGTGATGTGATCTATAATGGGTTATCAGATGCACAAAAAAATGTATGGAGAAATACAGCAATCAACGATATAACGAGACTGGTCACTGAAGGATACATACAAATAAATAGGCAAACAAACGATATATCTGTGTCGGCCGAGAAAGTGAATTTATAATGTCATCTGTATATACAAATCTACCTCAAAAAGAAAAAGATAGTTTGGAAAAATCAATCAACGAATTAAAAGATAATCAATATGCTGAAAATTTTGAATTTAATGTAAACGATTACGATGCTACTGTTGGTTTTTTTGTAAAAAGAAATTTTTCTAGAAAATCCGCAGAGGACCTTGCCTATGTAATTTTACAACAAGCCAAAATTGATTCTGTACCGGTAATGGAAATATTAGATGTGTTAAATAATTCATCTGATTTGACATTAAGCGATGTTGTTTCAAGAATATTAAACACCAACAGATACAAATCTAGTAGCGTTGGAGTAAGAAATACAAAAGTTTCTAGAGATGTAGTTGCAAGAAATATAGTTGCATAATGTCTTTACCAAAATTCGCAAGAGGAAAATTTATATTAAAGAATCCCAACAAATATGTTGGAACAAAAACACCAACATATAGATCAAGTTGGGAACACTCTTTTATGAGATTATGCGATGAACACCCTAATGTGTATCAATGGGCATCAGAGGCAATAAAAATTCCTTATAGACATCCTATAACAGGAAAATATACAATTTATGTTCCAGATTTCTTTATAGTTTATATAGATAAAAATGGCAAAAAACACGCGGAAATGATCGAAGTAAAACCTATGAATCAGACCACTATGGAAAGAGCCGGTAAAAGTATGGGTCGTAAAACACAGGTAGTGATCAATCATGCCAAATGGGAAGCGGCCAACGCCTATGCTCGACAACGTAAAATAACATTTAGAATTGTTTCAGAAGAACAATTATTCCATCAAGGTACACGTAAATAAAACAAATGACAAAAAAATTAGAAGACATACTTAATTTACCAAATGTCAAAGAAGCATTTGCCAGTGTTGATAAAAAAGAGCAGGCCAGACAGAACAAAGATAAAACAAGAGAAGTGGCAAGCAATGTTGATCCGAAAACTGCCGCGGCACTAAAAGCCACATACGCAGAATTTGACAAAATAGAAAAAGCATTGCCACAAGTCAAAGGACTTGGAGAATTATCTGACTTGGAACTTGATAAGTTGGCAGTGGAAGCGGAAGAAAGTTATAAAAATTTAATGGATCTGGGAATGAATGTTGATTCTAGGTATTCGGGACGTATCTTTGAAGTTGCTTCGGGCATGTTAAGGAACGCAATCGATGCCAAAAATAACAAAATTTCTAATAAATTAAAAATGGTAGAACTACAACTAAAAAAGATGAAGATGGACAAGGACGGC